ATTACTGTAGCAGGAACAATAGCAAATACAATAATAAGTAAGAGAACAAATAAATAGTTGACGTAGTAGGTTATAAATTTGAAAAAGCATCAGTCAAAGTATGAGTGAAAAATAATAAGATATATATATTTAATACATAAATTTAAAAACTCAACAGATATTTAAAAGGAGTATTGAAAATGGAGAGTAAAAAAGATAAAATAGTTATAATAGGATTAGTATTTATTTTAATTGTTTTAGGTTTTAATATAATTAACTCAGTTGTAACAACTATAGATTATGAAAAACGTAAAGATAGTGGAAATGACAGATGGTTGCAGGTAGAAAATAGGATATTACAGACCGAAGAAAAAGTAAATAAGTTGGAGGAGGAAATAAAAGGTGGAAATAATAGGGCAAATTAGCCAATTAGTAGGCAATTATGGTGTACCTTTTGTTATTGTTGCAATTTTTTTGTGGGATTACTGTACTAATAAAAAGAAAACAGCAGAAAATCAAGAAGTAATAAAAACAACATTAGAAACAGTAGGAAAAACAACATCTACAATTGCAAATTGTTTAAAAGAAATGCAACAACAAAATCTTAATACAGCTAAATCATTAGAGCTTTTGCAAAATCAAATGGAAACAACAGATAAAAAAATAGATATGTTACTAGAAAGGAGGAGATAATATGCAATTACCAGATAAGGTTTATAATGTATTAAAATGGGTTGCAATGGTATTTTTACCAGCATTAACAACTTTAGTAGGTGTTATATTAAACTGCTTTAATATAGAATGTACAGATATTGTACTTACTATAATGACAGCAGTAACAACATTTATGGGTGCAATATTAGGAATATCAAATGTGCAATACAACAAAAGTTTAACCAACACAAAAACAGAAAGTAAATAAAGGGTACTAAATGTACCCTTCTTATAAGGAGGTATAATTATGGAAATAAGACAAATGTTAGTCGATGAAAATAAATATAGCTTAAAGTGTCCAAATGCAATGACACCTAAATTTTTAATAGTGCATAATACGGCAAATGATGCAAGTGCAAATAATGAAATATCTTATATGAGAACAAATAATAGTTCTACAAGTTTTCATATAGCAGTAGATGATAAAGAAGCAGTACAAGGAATACCATTTAATAGAAACTCTTTTAATGCAGGAGATGGAAGAAACGGAAATGGAAATAGAAACGGTATAGCAATAGAGATTTGTTATTCTAAGTCTGGCGGAGACAAATGGGAAAAAGCTAAAACAAATGCAGTAGAATTGATAGTTCAATTGCTAAATCAATATGGCTGGGGAATTGAACAAGTTAAAAAGCATCAAGATTTTAGTGGCAAATATTGTCCTCATAGAATTCTTGATGAAGGTTGGGAAGGATTTCTAAATAGAATAAGAGAAAAACTTGGTCAAGCACCAGTAGAAGATAACTCTGCAGAGAATACAACAGACATATATAATGATGGATTAGTAAATTGCATTTATGATATACAAGAGTGGCTAAATAGACATTATAACACAAGATTGGCGTTAGACAATATTTACGGACCAAAAACAAAAGCTGCACTAATAAAAGGATTACAAACAGAACTAAATACACAATACAAGAAAGGTTTAGCTGTAGATGGTATATTTGGCATAAAGACAAAGAACGCTTGTGTAAATGTTAAACAAGGAGCACAAGGAAATATTACAATGCTAATACAAATGGCATTATTTATTAAAAGGTATAATATAGATATGGATAAGAAATTTGGAAGTAAAACAGCTAAAATAGTAGGACAATTCCAAAGTGATAATGGTTTAACTGCAGATGAAATTTGTGGCAAGAATACATTTGAAAAATTATTTGCATAATTTATAAAAATATGTTATAATTTTATTATCATTTTGAAATTTTGTAGCTTTCATAAGTTGAACTTGAAATATAGTTCAACTTTTTATTTGACAAATTTTTATTAGAAAGATATAATAGTATTGTAATTTAATATTCATTTATTATTCATTTAAAATTCCTAAATTAACATAATGAGCAAAATTAATCCCCTCTGCTCATTTTTTAATAAATTTGAGGCATAAAAGTATATCACTCAAAAATAAAAACGCCTTAAAATTGATTTTCGTGCGTCGTATCCTGTATCCTTACAGCCACAAGGTTTTTACGAGAGTTGACATTATAAATTTAGAATAGTACAATAATTATATAACCTATTAGCCAAAAATAGTCATTTGAGATAACTCTTATGACTATTTTTTTAGTTAGCCCTTGTAATATAAAAATTAAAATGATATAATTTTTTTGGGGCTAGGTAGGAAGTTGCTATCCTATTGAACGCACAACTCCATTCGTGTTGCCCTCCCCTTTTATTTTGAATGGAGAGAATGGAGAAAATATGGAGCTATTATTAGGACAGATTCCAGAGGCAATATTCTTTGCTTTGTTTATGATTTATGCTAAAGGAATTAAAGAAAAACGTGTGCTTTTTACAATACTAATGATAATAGAATACTTACTACTAAAATATAGTTTTCCATTTAATTGGATATTTCAGATAGGTTATATGGTAACAACGTTCTTAACCCTAAAAGTATTATATAGGGAAAAGTCACAAATAACTGATGTTTTTATATTACTAATAAGTTATATTTTTATGATAGCTAGTAGTGCAATTTGTTTTGTAATATCATGCAATAATGTCTTAATTGCAACTATACTAAATAGAATAATAATTTTTACTCTTTTATTTTTATTTAAAAATAAATTATACAAAATTCAAAATTTATATAAATCTATATGGAATAAAAATAACAATAAAAATAAAGCAATGAAAACCACTACTTTTAGAAGTTTAAATATTGTAATATTTAATATTGTTTATTTTATTATAAATTTTGGTATGATTTATGCCATTTATTATAATAATTTAATAGGAGGTGTTTAATATGTGGGATAGTTTCTTTTGGTTATTCAGTATTGAAGATGGAGAATAATTAATGGAGGGGAAAAGGATGGAGAAGGTTAAAAATATTGTTAGTACAATAATTTTTAATATAGCTGAAACAGCATTAATATTTTTAGTAGGCATGCTGTTAAAGCTAGAAATAAGAGATATTATTTTAGTAATGTTATGTTTTATGGTTAGTAGAGGTTTCTTTGGAAAGGCTTTGCATTTTAAAACTTGGTATAGATGTCTAGTATTGAGCTTATTAATATTACTAAGTTTATTTCTAATACTTAAAGTCGATTTAGTAATATCAGTACTTTTCACTATATTTAGTGCATTCATAATGACAGGAAGGTCAAATATAAATGATATGTACTTATGGAAAGGTACATCTACTAAATATGCAGATATAGAAGAATATATAAAATATAATTCTATGAATAATACATTACTCGAATTTGAAAAGAAGTTAAAAGAGCAAGATGGTTTATTATTCTTGCTATATAAATATAGATTTAAAGATAATTTAACTTTTTCTGAAATATCTGAAAGATTAGATATGGATAATCCTAGAATAGTAGAAAAGTTAGATAAAATAGCATTTAGCTTAAGAATATATTGTGGTATATAGAAGTCTATTTTTAGACTTCTTTTTTTATAGTCAGACTAGAAATAAAATCTTATAAATAATATAATAAATACAGAAATTAGGTAATCGCCTATTATTATCTAATTTCAATAGGCAGCAGTAAAATGTTGTCTATTTTTTAGGCAAAGAAAGGAGTTTGAAGTTTAAAATTGTATATGAGTGTTCCTCAAATGATACAATCTTCAAGCTCTTTTTCTTTAATAAAGGAGGAACAAAAATGTTTAATTATAATAATTATATGCAACCACAAATACCTAGATATGGACAACCATATCAACCATATGCTAATCAAGCAGTACAACCACAACAACCTATACAACCTCAACCTGTTCAGCAGTATGCACCGCAACCTGTTTCAATACAAGGATTGCAAGGAAAAACTGTTGATAGCATAGATGTTGTTAAAGCTATGGATATTCCACTAGACGGAACTATAAGCTACTTTCCTTTAGTTGATGGAACTGCAATTGTAACAAAACAATTACAAGCAGATGGTACAAGTAAAACTTTAGTATATAAACCTAGTGAAGAAAAGAAACCTGAACAACAAGTAAAATATGTTACTCCAGAAGAGCTAAATAAAGCAATTAAGGATATTTCAGTTGATGATGATGAATTTGAAGAATTAAAAGAAGATGTAAGAAGTATTAAAAAACAAGTTAAAAACTTAACAGATAATATAAAAAAATAGGAGGAATAAATTATGAATCCAATAGAAATGATAAAAGGATTTATTGGAAAAGGAATGAACCCTCAACAAATTTTAGGTAATGTTATGAAAAATAATTCTAATCCAGTATTCAATAATCTAATTGAAAAAGCTAAAGAAGGCGATACAAAAGGAGTTGAAACCTTTGCTAGAAATTTATTCAAAGAGCAAGGAAGAGATTTTGATAAAGAATTTGCTGAATTTAGAAAAAATTTTAGATAGGTTATTATAATAACAAAAATAAATAAATTTTAAAAGGAGGAGAAAGTTATGAATTATGGTGATGGAGCTTTAAGTGCTTCTGATGTAGCTTTGTTAAACAATTGCGGAAGAAATAATTCAAATGACGGTTTCGGTGACGGAAACGCTTGGTGGATTGTACTATTTCTAATATTCGCACTAGGTGGCTGGGGCAGAGGCTTCGCTGGATTTGGAGGAGGCTATGGAAGTGGCTTCGGAGGTTCTACTAGAGGAGTTACAGACGGATATGTTCTAGCTTCAGATTTTGCACAAGTAGATAGAAAATTAGATAGTATATCTAATGGTATTTGTGATAGTACATTTGCTTTAAATAACACTATGACAAATGGATTTGCTAATGTTCAAAATACATTATGTCAGGGCTTTAGTGGAGTAAATAATGCTATTACAACTAATGGATATGAAACAAGGCTTGGAGTACAAGGCTTATCTGCTTCATTAGCTAACTGCTGTTGCGACCTTAAGACACAAATTGCTGATTGTTGCTGCACAACTCAAAGAGGCATAGATGGTATAAACTATAATATGGCTATGAATACAAACACATTACAAAATGCTATGTGCTTAAATACTAGAGATATTATAGATAATCAAAATGCTAATTACAGAGCATTACATGACGAAATAGTTGCTAACAGAATTGAAGATAAAAATGCTCAAATAGCTCAACAACAAAATGAAATTAATGCATTAAGATTACAAGCTAGTCAAGCTAACCAAAATGCTGTATTACAAGCTGCAATGGATGCTAATACAGCTGAAATAATTAGAAGAACTGGAAATGATTGCCCGATTCCTTCATATATTGTTCCAAATCCTAACTGTTGCTACAATTATAATGTAACAGGTTTTGGATACAATAATGGTTGCGGATGCAATTGTGGATGTTGCTAATTAAATAAGTGTAGTCCACTCACTTAAAAAAGTGTGATTTATTAGAGGTAGTAAATCATACTACCTCTATTTTTAAAGAAGGAGGCAAATATATGTCAAATTGCATAAATAATTGTAAAATTTGTTCAAAACTAATTTTTTCAAATGCTATTAATTTTGATACAACGACAAATACTTTAATTGTAGACCTACCACAAAGAAATTATAATAACTGTGAGAATTATTGTATAGTACTAGTACAATCAATACCAGCTAGTGCTACAATTAATGCTCCAGTAGTATTCTCTATTGGTGGTGGAGCAACACAATATCCATTTTTAAATTGTGATTGTACTCCTATTCTTGCTTCTCAAATAAGGACAAGAAGAAAATATAAAACTAGAGTAAGTACAGCTGTAAGTTCTGGTGTCTTTAAATATATAGGAAAATGTTGCTTACCAAGCAATTCAACTACTGTATTACAAAGTATACCTGCTCCTACTACAGCAACTACACCAGCAACAACTGCTAATACTCCCAGTTAATTTATTAGGAGGTGCAAGTGATGGAAGAACAAGACAAATTAGTCAATCAAGAACATCAAGAGCAAGAGCAAAACAAAAAACTAAGTAAAGAAGTAAAAAAGACAGTAGAAGAAAAAATAAGTAAAATTCTCGAAATGGGAATACAATCAGATAATGTAGATTATCTATACAAATTAATAGATATTCATAAAGACATTGAAAATGAAGATTACTGGAAAGTAAAGAAGGAGGGTATTATGATGAGATACAGAGATAACTACGATGATGAATATGGCAATTATGGTAGAAGAATGAGAGACTCAAGAGGTAGATATATGGCTCGTGGAAACTACAGAGGTGGAGACATGATAGAAGATATGAGAGATATGTATGATGAATATTCTGAAAACAAAGAAGAATATGGTAGAGGAAATTACAGAGCTAAAGATGATACTATGAAAAGCCTAGACTATATGCTTAAATCTGTTGTTCAATTCATGCAAATGCTTGAAGAAAATGCTGACTCTGAGGAAGAAATGCAATTAATCAAAAAATATGCAAGAAAAATAAGTGAGATGTAAGCCTATGTATAAATATTATAATGCTAATGCTAATGGTAATTTTGTTAACGATTGCAGTATTAGGGCAATTTCGTTAGCTGAAAATAAAAGTTGGGGAGATACTTATGATGAATTAAGCAGAATTGCTAAGAAAAATGGAATTTTACTTGATGATGTTAATTTTATTGACCCACTTTTAGACAGTAGATATGACAGAGTAAGAACTTATCCTAAAGAAACTGTTGGCGATTTTGCTGACAGGCATCCTTATGGAATATACCTGATAACGATGAATGGACATATAACAGTATCTAAAAATGGTACTATATATGATACTTTTGATTGCAGGGATAGAATATTAAAATATGCTTGGGAAGTTTCAAGAAGATGAATTACCTAGCAATTATGATTTAGCATTAGGTTTCTTACAAGTTTTTGATATTATTTTAAACATATCTCAAGTTAGTAATGATGTACTTTTTAAAGAATTGCAAAGGCAAGATAAGGAATATCTTGAAAAAATTATCAAGCAAAATGAAGAAATCATTAAATTATTAAAAAATAAAGAAGGCTGAAAAGCCTTCTAAATATGCTACCTTAGGCAAGTGGGAAGCCTGCTGACTGCAAATCAGTTATGACTGTGTTCGATTCACAGAGGTAGCTCCAAACCTTGACATTATTTTTATAAAATGATAAATTAAAATTGAAGGAGAAATCCCCCTTCATTTGTATTTTGCACTTAGAAAAATAGCAGAAAGTTGTAT